TGACATCTAATCCTAACTGTCTTAATGTAAAAAGATTGCCAAGTAATTCTCGTTCATACTCTGCCCAAGATAATCGTATTGTAGCTTCGATGGTGTACGAGTTTTGAATAGGTTGTTGGAGTTCAATATATGAACCTGTTGCATTTTCGCCATAATCAACGGCGATTATAGTTTCCTCAACTTCTCCTTCTTTTATCTGTAGTTCCACAGTATTTGTTAAACGGTAAAAATACTCATATGGTTTTTCTAAATATATTTTATTATCATTTACAGTAATTGGTAATAATGGGTTCCTTCCGTCTAACGGTTTATGGGTTTTGGTATGACATCCAATTTCCCAGCCATTAGCCTCCAGGATTTTTAATTGGTCTAACGTCATAAATTGACGAGTGCCCAAAACACGGTCTTCTATTTGCCCCATTGCCCCTGATGATACATAAGACACACCTGGCACTCCGTGTGCTTGATGCACAGGTAACATATTTGTGAAATCCTCTAAATATCCATCATCATAAGTAAGCACAAGGGTCGGCTGTTGTTCTGGGTATAATTCATGTCTATAGAGCGATAAGTTTTTTGCAGGCAAATGGGCATCGGTTACATTTTCTGCCTTATGTGCAGCTAATTCATCTGCATTAGTATCAGTCTTAGTTTTTAATGTTTTTACATTTTCCACCAAAGCATTATAATCATATTCAGTAAAGTTTCTCGCTATCACTGTTCCAGAATTCCAACTCCGAGCAACTCCTTGAAATCCCCGCTCTACTGTAAGGGCATTCCCGTTTACTTCCAACACTTTTACTGTTTCAGCACTTGTACCGGTCCCTAAAGTCATGAGATTCGGTAATTCTTCAGGTACTTTTGTTTCATCCAACACATATATAATGGTGTCCTCTGCATTAATATCGTTGGTTATCGTTGTTTCGGGAGAATTAACCATCCCTCTATACATTTCTAACATTAATAATCACCACCTCCGCGGCTATTTGTAAATATTTGCATGAATACATTAGCAACGATTCTAGTCATTTTGTCCGGTATAATCTCTATCGTGTGCCAGGTATTTCTATTTATTTTTCCAGCGCTATCTGTACTAAGATATTTTACTATATCAATATCTTGCCCTGGTTGCGTCTGTGGAATTGATTCTCCATCTACTTTTATAGTAACGCTATCGGCTGTAGTCCCCTGATATATTCCGAATTCAAGCTCATGAGTATGGTCAGGTATTGTTACATTATGTTGATGATTAGGGATGCTTATGTTGTGTTGGTGATTAGGTATTGTTATATCGTGTCTATGATTAGGTATATTAACATAATGTCTATGTGGGTGACTATGTCTATCTAACGCATGAACATGCGGAGGGTCCCCTGCAGGGGTCATCATATGTCCTTCTACTGCAGTTCCTATATCCCAAAGTTCCCGTACATCGCTCATATCAGTAGTGCTAGTAGTTCCACCGCCGCTTGAACTAGTGGTTGTACCTCCACCGCCGCTCGAACTAGTTTGAGTAGTAGCACCTCCCGCGCTTGTACTTGCTACAGTTCCACCGCCACCAGCAATAGCTTTTGAATACGCTCTGAAAGCCTCCAATTGATAATTCAATACTAATTTGTTTATCCTAACCATAGTGTCGGGTATATACACTCTCATTATTGCAGGGTTTTGAGGATCTGCATTATCTGCAAAAGGAACTATCATCTGATTAGTTGCCCCCTGGGCATAGACTTCATTAATTCTAGTCCTAGATTGTAAGTCTGATATGCTTCCTGCTACATCCCTATTCTTGTTTGCTACTTCAATTTCTATATCCCCTGGACTGCCGGTTATATCTGACTTCGATACTTTTACGATTGGTAAATCCTCTATGATATTGTCTTCCTTGTCGATGATTCGAACAATATCGCCAGGGAAAAACCTTTCATATTTGTTTGGGTTCCTCCTGTGCAAATCCACAGCTTTAACAGAGTATGACTTGTACGGGTTCTTGAGTTCATTGAGCAATGCCTGACCATAAGCCTTTAATGTTTCTGCACTCTCAAAGCGACGGTCAACCAATATGCTTGATTTTATGCCCCATGTAGTAGCCTCTCCGTTTGCTTGAAGATAAGGCACCCCGCCGTTTACACTTTCTATACTCAGTTGATTATCGCCCTCACCATATCCAAGACAGTATAGCCTTGTCACAATGGAGGTCGGGTCCACTTCTTTTTGTATCTCCGTCATGTTTTTCTTGTAGATGATGTCGGCTTTGAATTTAGTCGGCAGTTTCCGAAGATGGATTCTCCAAACGCTACCGGTGGTGTCAAATTCCCACCGATACTTTTCGTCAAAGGGCTGAGGAATGGAAAAGAGAGCAGCCAGCAAGTTCTCGTTCTCCCACTTGTATTCGAACTGTCTTTCAAATTCACATACTCCCAGTTGCCACCTGGGGGTAAGCTGATGGTCAAGGATGTATCTGATTACTTGAGCCGTTCTAATGCCAATTCCGCCTATCTGGTGATACCTAAAGAGCACGTCATCTAGCAGAGTTGCTAAGACGTGCTCACATTGGTAAACAATATCACCGGCTGTATTCCGAGTTAGTCTAGAGGGCATAATCCGGAATAGTTCAATCCGCTCCCTGCCGTCGTAAATTTCCACGTAGTTGAAGGGCTGACAATAGATGTTTTTCGGGTCATCAGCAGGTAAAGTGAAAGTGGCATACCAGAGTTCGTTCAGTGTTAGCTCATATCCGATATTATAGGCGTTCTGTAGATAGGCTAGCTTCTTCATGTTTCTATCGTATACTCTTATAATGTTATCCACTACAACCACCTATCTTTCCAGATGATATCAAAACTAATTTCCCTGGATTCGCTCTCATCGTTGTATTCAATGACATTCTCGCCATTTAACAAAGTTATGAACTCACTATCTGCTGCAAAAAATTCCATAGCGTTTTCTCCGTTCAGAGTAACTGTCAGGTCACAGGTATTGATTACTAACTCATCGCCGGGGCGCAGCACCAAATCTTCAAAACGCATTACCTGCTTACCAGATAACTGCGGAGTTGCTTGCGTCAGCATTACCAGAGCTGCGTCTTCAGCTTCTACGATAAATACTTTAGTTCCATCAGCGTAACCACCCAAAGTAAGTAGACAAGAGCCAGCGGCATATCTGACTATAGTTCCATCAAAAAGTCCATTTAATTTCAAGCTCGCCTTGCCGCTAGCGCTTATCGTCCGTTGAGCGCTTACCGGAACAACGCCTAACTTCATGAGAGCAATCCCATTATTGCTAGAAATAGTTACGCTTGGAACATTAAACTTACCTCTGTTGTAGGGTTGCCTATTAAACATAGGACCACCTCTATTCCATAGTTACTTGCAAATTACCTGTTTCAATAGTAAAACGATTTCCTGTTTGAATGTTTTCGACCCTAGAAAAACTTCCTCTACATAGCAAATCGCCCCCGGTTTGAGCAGTCCTGATACCCCAATGCGATACCTGCCCCCAATCGCTTTGAGCGATTGGAAACTCTATCTTTTGATTATTAGTAATTACTGCCTTATCTCCGACCTGCGTGGGAGCGCCGAATGTTATTTGTTGCCTTTGGTAGCCCTGTCCACTAACTTCTGTCCCTGTATCTGCATCTGTTGGGTCATTGATGTATAAGGCTAAATATAGTTGCGTAGGTTGAGCCACTGATTGATTCCTGAAAAAATAATTCAAAATAGCTTCCTCAAGCCAATTGCTTGCACTTGCCAATTATATCGCCACCTTTCGTGTAATAGTGATTCCTTCTATATCCGTTTCACTTATATTTTTAATAGTGATTATGCAGCAGGTTTCAGCGGTACCCGTCACGTTAGCCACGAGATTATAAGGCTTTTCCGTAATACTTGGAATGTTTACCTGCCGGTATTCTAAAGACTCCGCAAAGGGCTGACATTCAAAAGTAACAGTGAACAGGCCGGCAGGCAGGAGTTCCAACTGCTCGATGCCGACATAACCATAGACGGCGGCATCATATGCCTTGTCAGGTTCATCATCGAATATTAGATAACCCTTTCCGCTCAGCCATCTTGCCACATCCCGGGCTTTTGTCCTAAGTGTTTGCCAATCAGCGTTGTTTAGAAGCCCCACCCTAACCTGTATAGAACGCTTCTCATAGGTATTTAGGCCAAAATCAATAGTTCCATGTCTACCCGGAATTGTAAATTCATTTTTGCGAAGTTCCGGAATGAGAGACCGGTCCACACTCCGGACGCCAATGCCGAAATTGGAGGAATGGATATTCCGGAAAGTAAATCCTATCATGTTAGAGCTAACCCCCTTCCTCTATTTTTTTGTTGCTGTAGTCTATACAATTCTTGAGCAACTTTCTTGATGTCGTTTTCTTCTCGTATTACAGCATTTACCACAAAGCTATTAGTGGTGTTGAATGTAGAAGAAGTGAGGTTTTGCGACGACATATTCGGTATAGCAGCGTTAAGAGTACTTTGTAGTTGAGGTATAGCCTTTTTCATACCGTCCATAAACCCTTCAACCATGTTATAACCCCAATCCTCAATAAAACGTCCTTCTCCCTTCTTGGCAGGAGAACTAAATCCTAAGTAATCCTTCACAGTTCCAATTACACCTGACACTGCATCTTTTACGTTACTTATCATCGAATTTATTCCATCAATAAATCCACTTATTAAATTTTTACCCCATTCTACAGCACTTTCAAATAAATCACTAAACCAACCGGATATACTATCCCATAACAATCCGAATGCCCCTTTAAGCAAATCCCATGCTCCTTCTACTATTGCCTTTATTCCATCCCACATACCTTGCCATATATTCTTTATTCCTTCGCCCATTTTTTCCCAATCGCCTGTAAAGAGCCCAACGAACACATCAAATATACCTCGTATTATCTTTAATACTGAGTCGATTACTGTTTTTACCGTATTCCATACAATATCCCATGCGTTTTGGAGGAAATCACCAAAACCTTCCCACTTACTAGATACAAAATTAATAAATATTTGAACTAAATTTTTTATAACATCAAAAATACCATCGATTATGGATTGAATTCCATTCCATAATCCTTCCCATATTTTTGTAAGCCCTTGTCCAAATCGTTCCCAGTCGCCTGTGAATAATCCTATAAATACGTCTAATATGCCTGAGATAATCTCCATTACCGAATTAAATATGCCTGCAATAGTATTCCATATTGCATCTGTTATACCTTTTATTTGTTCGCTGTTTTGCTCCCAAAATTCTTTTATAGCATTAAAAATAGTAGTAACTATATCCTTTATGGCCCCCATCACTATAGAAAATAACTCTTTTATTTGTTCCCATACTTGTTTTACGTTCTCTCTAAATTCTTCATTCGTATTCCAGAGACGCACAATAATAGCGATTATCCCTGTTATTGCTGCAATTGCAATTCCGATAGGACCTGTCAAAGCGCCTATTACAGCAGACAATCCTCCTGTAGCTGCTGTTGCGCCGCCTGTAGCTGCAGCTACACCCCCGGCAGCTGCAGAAAAGCTACTAAATAAACCCATAATTGCGCTTATACCGGAGGCAATTTTGCCTACGATAACAAGTAGTGGCCCTATCGCGGCAGCTAAACCGCCAATAACGAGAATGGCGTTCTGCATTTCTGGACTTAGATTTCTAAACCAATCTGCCCCCTTCTGTAGTATTTCAACAACTTTTTCAATGATTGGTGCCAATTTTTCCTGAAGAAGTGCCGCTATATCAGAACCGACAAGTTTGAGATTATTAAAAGCAACCGTAAATTGGTCCACAGGGTCAAGTGTCCCCTCGTATGTCTCAGTTACTGCCCCTGCTGCCAATTTTGCGGCATTTGCAAAATCTTCAAAATCCAGAGCACCTCTCTGTATGGCATCTAACATAAAAGTTGCGCCTTTCGTGCCAAAAACTTCGCTGGCAATATTCAAGGCTTCGGTTTCGTCCGCTGTATTCTGCAACTTTGTCACAAGCTCTGTCAGGCCATCTTCCAGTGTTTTGCCTTCTTTAGCAAACTGCACCTGGGCTCTGGATAGATATGACAACGCTTTGCTGCTGTCTATACCCTTTTGCTCAAATGAGCCCATTAAAGATGTAGCTTGCGCAAAGTCCAGTCCTAATGCTTTAAGTTGCGGTGCGCCTTTGATGACACTATCAAACAGTTTATCTGTTGAAACACCTGTATTTTGAGCTGTGAGTGTTACTGCATCAAGTACTTCATTAAGATTGTCTGCAGATAATCCAAAAGCTTCAATGGCTTCTTTGGAATTTATTGTGGCGATTGTAACATCCTGTCCATTTATCTGTGCGAATTTAAGCAACAATGTTGTTGCTTCTTCAAGTTTTTCTCCTGTAAATCCGAACTGAGTATTTACTTCACCTATTGCCTCTCCTACAGCTTGTATTTCAGCAGGCAAAGTCTTAGTTACGTTTCTAAAAGACTTCTCAAGTCCTTCCATTGCCTCGCCTGTTGCGCCTGTTTTGGTCACAATAGTATCAAGAGCACCGTCAACCTCTTTCCAAGCAACCATTGATGCAGCAGCAGCGCCAACTATAGGAGCAGTGATTTTTGTGGTCATCTCTTTGCCTATTTCAGTTGTTTTCTTTCCGAACTTATCAAGATTTTCTGCTGTTTCTTTCCATTTATTGTTTGTCTCTTTAAGCTGATTTTCGAGTTTTTTAAGATCCTGTTCAGTTTTTATTACTTCTCTCTGTATGGCTCTATACTGTTCTTCTCCTATTTCGCCACGTTCAAACTGTTGTTGTACTTGTTTTTCTGCTTCTCTTAAAGTTTCTAATTTACTCTTTGTATTTTCTATTGCTTCACTTAATAACCTTTGTTTCTGAGCCAAAAGCTCTGTGTTTTTAGGGTCTAAATTAAGAAGTCGTTCTACTTGTTTGAGTTCCCCTTGAATGTCTCTGGTTTTTTTATTTACATCTTCTAAAGCCTTCGTAAGTTTCTGTGTATCCCCGCCTATTTCAATTGTTATTCCACGAATATATCTGCTCACTTTTTCACCTACCTTTAAAAGGCGTCAAAATCCGCTTGCTCTGCTATCCTTATTTCTTCCTCTTTATTTTCTTCATTAGAGTTAAGATTGTTATAAGTCGTTAAATAACCCACTATCATGCCGACAGTCATTTCGTTAAAGTCTGACAAAGTTATGCCCCTCTCCAATGCTCTAACCATCAAAACTTCTGTAGTTAGTTTAAACGAAGAGGGGCTTTTATCATCATCTTCTATTTTTTTTTACTTTGTACTGTTGATTTTAAGCAACTAAATATCATGTCAACGACTTCCGGAATAATGTCTATCAAAGGAAATTCACTAAATGTATCCAGCCACTCCATTGGAGGTGGTATAGATGGGTCTGCTGTCTTTGCTAATGTCCATACAAGATTATAAAATACTTCCAAGTCCAATGCTTCATAATTAGTTAATTCATTAGTTTTCGCATCTATTGAACCCTGCAACTTAAAAATATCCTGTAGCGCGTCTCTACCAAACTGCGCTTTATATTTCAGCAAAAAAGCGCCAGTGCTTTTGAATTTTACCTGGCGCCCATCTATCGTCAATATTTTTTCCATCTAATCACTCCTCTACAGAGTCTACATAGGTATATACTTGTTGATACCAAGTATTATATTGTGCTTGTCCTGGTTCTACTTTTGCTTTTACCATTCCAGTATCAGGAGCAGGACTTGCTACAATACTCATAGTTTCTGTCTGCGGTTCTGCGGTATTTGTTTTTGTCGCGCTTTGCAAATTAGGTCTGCTTGGGCTTACATTATATAAAACATGCCTTACTGCATTTTTGTCGCCGCTAAATTCAAAAAGCAGTGCAAAGTTTTTGGGTATTGCATTAGCATCTTCAAAAAGCACTCCGTTTGCATCTTCTTTGTACCCAAGCACATCTTTTTTAAATTCATCCGGGAATAAAGCTACTTCTAAATCACCTTCATATCCATCATTTGTGCTTGCAGTGTAATATAGCATATCATCTGCATAAAAATCCGTTCTTTCCCCTCTGGGGCTCAACGTAAGATTTACCGCCCCAGGTATTGACTTTGGTGTATCGTAAGTAATCTCACCGTCATTTTCAGTTATAACTGCATAATGAACATTTTTAAGCCCATACTTAACTTTATTTGCCATCTTCATACCTCCTAAATTTGAATTTCATAAATAACTTGATACATTTCTTCGCTTTCGATGTAGGTTTCTGACTTGTCGTAATAAATATCGTTTTCGTCAAAAACATTTTCTAACAACTGTTCACTTTCTAAATCTTTCTTTTCTGAATACAATTCAACTTGATAATTATCAAATCTCTTATATATCTTGCTGTCTGCTGCAAAATTGCTAGAGTAAGTAAACAGATAAATTATATAAGGCAGGCTAGGAGGCTCGTCAAAGTGGTGATAAGCAACTGGTAATCCTGTAGATTTCAATAAGTTATATAATTCATTCTGCGTCATGCTCCTAACCTCCTTTAACAACTTTCTCAACTTCTGCGGTAAATTCGTTAATCACCTGCTCCTCAACTGGTCTGATGTGGGATTTGCCTTGCACTCTGCCACCATCTCGTTTAGCATGACCATATTCTAGCAGATGGGTTAATCCAGGTTTATTTTTGTTGTAGATTATGTGAGAATTTGTTTCTCCAAGCTTTTTCTCTGTTTTTTTAGCCCATCCCTTAGCATATTCTCCAGTTTTCTTCGGTGATTCAGCTTTCAATTCTTTTACTGCGTTCTTTACTATTCTTTCACTTGCCTCATCTATTCCTTCTATTATATCCTTTGTATATTCCGCTAGCCCTTTAGCTATTTCATTTGCCAATTGGTCAACTGATATATTAGACATTACCAATCACCTTCTCACATATCAATTCCATTTCCTCAAAGTCCTTCATGTACGTTCTTATCACTTTATATTTTTTTCCTTCAAATTCAACTTTTTTTTCTCCGTTGAATTCATAAGCATGAATTATAAATGTGATTTCAGGTTTTAGTCCTGCTTGTGCTGCCGCGTAAAATTCATTTCTGCCAATCGATTTAACTGCACATAATATATTTGTTCTTGTTTCTATTTTTTTCTGCTGACCTATCTCGTCATATTCTATTGTGTAGTCTATCAGTGTTAATTCGTGATCATATGTCATTTTGCTCATCCTTTTTAGCTGCATGAACAATCAAATTATGCAGTCTGTATTGAAGATATCTAGGCATAGCACCTTCACTGTCTCTGTTTTGGTATCTCCATGTAGAATAATCTACCACGAACATAAGGTGATACGAATTAGTACTGTCTAATATTATACCTTTTTCGTCTTCTAATTCTTTTATTACTCCATCTACAATAGCAAGTAAATAGGTATCCCTAACGTTTGTAGAGATGCCTAATCTTGCCTTAACTAATTCCAGTACGGTTGATGTGTCCATTTACATCAAC